ACAACAATTCTTTCTTCTCTTGTAGTAGGTGGTTTATCAACATCAGCATATAAATCTGCTTGTGTAGATTTAATAACTGCTTGATTACTCATTGGACCATACAAGTATGTTTTAGCAGTAAAGTTTAATGTATAGATTACTGCTCTTCTTCTAGTAAAATCACCGTTATAACTATCTTCATAACTAACTGTATTTAAAATAATTGGTACATCTCTTACTAAATTTAATTCTGGCACAACTTTAATTGTAACTGTATAATCAGGTTGAAAATATGGTAAAATTTGTTCTACAATTTGTAAACCATTCTCAGCTGTTGATGTAAAAATATTTAAACTAAAATCTATATTGTATGGCACAGGTGTATAATTAAAATTCATTACCTTACCATCTGCTTCATTTGTTTTTACTCTTACAGTTTTATTCATCTTATTTAATTTTCTATTAGGGTCATAAGATAAACCTGTCATTTCAAAACTCATACGAGGTAGAACAATTGCAAACTCTCTACTCTCTAAGTCAGCCTGTTGGTCTAGTCTAACTAAAAACTTTTCTTTTGGTGCATAAGCTAAAGGCACTCTTAATCTTTTTGTAATTGCTCCGTCTGAAGCTTTATTTTGTACATAGATATTATTAAAGATTTGGCCGAAAGCAACGACCAACTTTCTCATACCTTCGTTATAAAAATGAGTACCAAACATTATTCGTCAACCTCTCCAAATGGGTTTCTTTCTGTGAAGTCTAATATATCATCTGCTAATGAAACAGTGTTATAACCAGCCTCAGCATTTAAATCTAAGTTATCTGCATAAGGCGATTGTGTCTGAATATTAGTAGCGCCAGGTGTATATGTTTCTAACATTAAGAAAGCAGGTTGACCTGAAGCATAGTCTAAGTAATCTTCAAGTACAATTGAACCATCTCCGTCTAATGCAACTTGACCAACTTCTAAAGAAACTTTGTGTTGTAATATATCAAGTGTTCTCTTATCTTCGTATTGGTCGATAACTTCATTACCTGTATCAAGTTTTTCAGAAGCGTATTCCCAACGAGTAACTTTAAGTTTATAAACCGGTAAAGAACCTAATTGAAAGAATGGCTCTTGGTCTTCAACAAATAAAATTTCAAAAAAGGAATTCATTAAAGGCACATAGATAATGTCGCCTTCGTTTGGTCTACCAGAGGCAATTAGATTTGCTGTACTTGATACATGTTCTTCAAATCTTCTCTTAGAAACAACTAGTGTTGTATCATCTCTAATTTCTAAACCAAACTTGTTGATGATTTCTTGTTCACCAGCAAATCCTTCATTACTTTCAAAATACATTTCGATAGCATAACTATCATCAAACTTAGATGATGTATCTTCACCAAATATTAAGTCCCTATTTACAAGGGTACGAGGCATATAATAAACATCTTGGCCGAAAATCTTTAGACTTTCAATAATTATATTTTCGTGTAGTCTTTTCTCGTTCTCGTTGCCAATGCCTCGGCCTGCCTGGAAATAGTGATTAACTGCCATGGCATTATCCTATCATCATTGCTGGATTTAATTCGAAAGTGCTTCTTATCTCTTGTTCTAATTTTTCAACATCTTGCATTGCTTGTTGGTAGATTTCAACACCATTAAGTGTAACACCACCAATCATCTGTACACCACCAAATTTAGATAAATTAGCACCCCATTGTTTTTTAAATAAGGCAGTAGTATATCTTTTTAGGTAAATATCATTCCAAACATCTGTGTAAGTTGCTGGGTCTAATTTACGATAACATTCAATTACGATATATTCATCTGTCGCCAAATCATTTGTCCAGTCCATATCAATGTATAGTCTGTTATCGTGTTGATTAAATCTGATTGGTTTTTCACCAACTAAAATATGGTCTAAGAAATCTAAGTGTCTTAAAACAATATCATAATTGATAACTGAGGTTGATGAGAAATCATATAGGTCATTTAATCTTAATTGATATCTTACATCAAATAAGTTCATACTACCTTTGTCTGAAAAAGGGAAAATGTTTATAACCGAAATTACTGTTTCGGGACAAACTAGATAGTTGTTATCTTCATACCAAGTAGTTGAAACACCATCTTTGGTGGCAGTTTCACTAGCTGGATTAGTAGCTGACAACCTTGCTTTATCAGCGGCTGTCAACTTATATTTTAGATAAGTTCTCTTAATACCATCATAGTGGTATTGTTGAAAATACTGTACAGCCTCGTCTATTCTGTCTTCTAACTGGTCATCATCAACATTAATCTCAATGACTGGTTTTCCAAGACTTCGTAAACAATACTGTTTTAATGTTTCTCTAGTTGCTGGTATGGCCATAAACTTATATTCCCTTTTACAATATTTATAAGAGAAGAAAAACGATTAAAACTAATATTAGAATTTATATCTAATAGAAGCTAAAATCTGTTGTCCGTGGTCTGTAAATGCGCCTGTATATACGCTAGTTTGCTCTTTATCGTGCAAATATAGGCCTAATTCTAAACCATCTTGTTTGTCAGGTCGTTTATTTTCATCATAGTTAGCATATATGTTATGTACAACACCATAAAAATTACCTGTATAACCTAAGTCATCATTTTCTGTTCTATGTGCTGTTACATATGTCTGAGGATTTAAATTGTACATTACGCCATAATCGTATCTATCTTTAGATGCTAAGCCTGTATTCTTGTCGTCCCATTTTTCAACACCCCATAACATTGGTACACCAAATCTATGTAAAGAACCACCTAATGACCAACCTTGCTGGTCGCCTTTATTTGTTTCTTCAGGACCTTGTATAGTCATATATGATAAGTCTGCATAACCCATTAAGTTAATTGTACCTGTTGCGTAACCTACATTACCATCATTGTCCCAACCTAGAGCAACACCCCAAGGTTTTTCTCTTTTTAGTCTGTAACTATCAAAGTCAAACTCATTATCATAGTTCCAACCACCAAAAGTTACAACTGTTTTTTCTCTATGGTCAATTCTATAATTAGTTTCTGTATAGATAAGAGGTACTGAAATCTTAGGAGTTTTTGCAAAACCTAATCTTTGTGCATCTGTTTCACCAATGTAAAGTCTAGTATTATCGTTACCGAAACCAATTTGTTTTTCAACCAATGTGTTGTCTTGTGTATGGTCTAACTCATAATAACTATCGTATGTACCTGAAGCACCAACCCAATCAATACCTAATGATGTATCAACTTTAGTGCTAATGCCTAATTGAAACTCACCTCTACTATCCCAACCACTATCATATGTCTTATCGTTATAACGGCCTTCTAATTCACCATTGATAAAGAATCCACTAGGAATATCAAAATTGTTTTTCTTCTCTAAATCTTCAACTCTTTTTTGTAAATCAAAAAGAGTCCACTCATCACTTTTTTGTTCACTTGCAAAACTTGTTGTAAATGAAACCAGCCAAAGTAAAAAGGCTGTTACTGCTATTTTATACATTACTACTACTTTCTATTTTTGGAAAAAGATTGTCACTACAGAATAGTTTTATATCATCTTCCGGCAACCCTAAAGATTGCATTACTCGTGGTGTGTGAGGGTTTTGTTGTTGATGTTCACAATAATAATTCTGCGCTTTTATAACATCATCTCTTTCACTATCACCGTTATATTTACCAATACTATTTATATAACCGTGGAGATTGCCTAATGCAATGTCACAGATTTGGTTTAATTCAGTAATGTCTTGTACATTACCAGCTGCTATCATTCCTCCACTAAAGATAGCCTTTGCCCAATCAGGCAACTCTCGTTCTTTACTAGGTTTAAAGTCTTTTACTTCGTTAATAAACCACTGTGTTAATGGGTGTTCTTTTTGCAATAAAGGTGAGAAGTCGTGGAATGCACCAGTGACTTTATTCTTTCCTGCAATTACATCAAAACCGTAAATTGGTCCACCGTTTGTTAACTCTGGAAATAAACAAACATGCATCATCCAAAGTCCTTTACTATCTCTTACATCAACTACATCAACATGAGCTCTTCTAATATTTTTATTTTTCCAAGTACGATTAACCCAGCCATATTCTGGATTGTTAAATCGTTCCATACCTTCTTCGTTATATTCTGTACAGTGAACATTCAACATAGTCACCATATCATCTTTACATCTAATTAATCTTTCCCAAATCATTCATTTCTCCAAATAGTCTAGTCGCATAATCAAAACAAAGTCTTGCTTCAGGTAAAACTGTGTGTTGGTATATGTTTAGATATGTGTTTATTTTATCTCGTACTATCTCTTTATATTTTAATTGTTCAGGTAAAAAGAAATAGTAATTATTAGGACCAGGAGTTTTTCTTCTTATCATCTGGCCTCCTGATAAGTCACCTAAATGTCTTACATAGATATGTGCATATAAACTTTGTGCATCTTCTTTAATAAATTCTATGTGTTTCATATATTCAACTGTACTATTAGTTATAGTTGGTGGGTCAGGAAACTCCCACAATGTGTGAAAATCTTTTCTAATTAATTCGGCTCTTTGTAATCCTGGAGTATCTACAAATAATTTGTTTTCATTACCTCTATCTTCTAATGCACGATAACAATGATATTGATTGTACAAATATGTCGCATATAGATTATGGTCTATATTACCAGACATTAAAATTTTTACAAACTCTTGTCTTTCGGCATTTTTATGTTGTTCTAAAGTTAATTCTTTTATATCTAACATATTAATATATCACCTTTTTATATTCATTTAAGTTATTTATTTCATTAATATAAAATGTATTTGCTGGATGACCTAGATTAACTACATGTTTATTAAAGTTTTTTCTATTCTGATAATCTTTTTCTGCAATATCCATTAAATTATAAGATTGTAATTCTTTTTCTGCCAATTCAGAATTCAATACATTCATTCCTATTAATACCTGATACCATAAAGTGTTGCCTAATTTATAAAAGTCCATATAATTACTACTACTATAATCTGTAATTCTAGGCATTCTACTTTTCCAAACTTCATATAAATTTTTAAGTCTAGGTGACCATCTTTTTTCACTAGAACTTTCTGTCCAAAATTCAGTATCTTTTCTTGTGTTGGTATAATGTGCTACAATAAAATCTCTAATATCGTCCCAAGTATCACCTATTACTCTATTATAATTATTTTGTAAGGCATCATTTTTTAAATCAATATGGTCTGTGTAATAATTTTTTAAGAACAAATCTACTTGAACAATTGTCATATGAATAGCAGTAGCTTCTAAAGGTTCTACAAAACCTGTTGATAGTCCTGCTGATATTACATTTTTAGACCATGCTTTTTTCATTCTACCAGGAGTAAATTTAACATCATTAACAACCTCAATTTCTCCATAATCTCTACATATTTCTTCAATAGCCTTTTCAACACTAATCATTCTATCATTGAAAACATATCCTCTACCCATTCGGTGTTGTAGAGGTATGTTCCACTCCCAACCATATTTTCTGGCCTTTGCTGTTGTATAATTAGTTACTTCGTAATCTTTTGTAGGAAAAGCAATTGCTCTATTTGTTAATAGATTATCAGACCAATCTATAAATTCATTATCATCATTTATAAGAAGTCTAAAAAATCCTGTACAATCAATAAACAAATCACCTTCAATAATTTGACCTGATTTTGTTTTTAAAGATTTAACAAAACCATCTTCATCTTTCATAACATCTATAACAATATCCTCTATATGTGATACTCTATGATGTTCTAATACTTTTTTCTTTAGATAATCACCTACAGCAAATGTATCTAAATGATATGCAATATGTTGCCAAGAAAAATTAACTTTACCTGATTGATTATTAAAAACAGGTTTATAGTAATCATCTTCAGGCACATTTAAAAATTGCATAACATTATTACGCATAAATTGTGCTTGTGTTTGTTCGTAAGGTATATTTTTAGCTATGTGATATATTCTATAGTAATCATAGTCTTCACTAGGAAAACCAGTTTGATTTATAAATTCATCACCTAAAGGATTAATAAAAGATTTGCCTTCTTCTTGCCAATCTTTATGCCAGATACCATATTTAAATGTAGAGTTAGTTGATTTGATAAAATCTAATTCATCAATTTTTAAGTTTCTTTCATTCTTAATTAAATCATTCATAACACCTGTAGTGCTTTCACCCACACCAATAGTAGGTATTTCTTTAGAAGAAATATTAATGATTTCTGGATTGTCTGTATTTCTTAAAACATTTAAAGTTGTTGTCCAACCAGATGTGCCTCCTCCGATAACAACAATTTTTTTAATCATAACTAATCCTCGTGCTTAGTACGAAATTCTTGTGGTAGTCCTAAGTGAGCTCTAGTGTCATAAAGATTATTATATTGGCCACCTTTCTCATTATAATGCAAAAATACTTGTGCGTGATTGATACCTTTGTATGGTTCTCTCCAATGCTCAACTTCACAACCTCTATAAATTACAAAATCTCCTGGATTCATATGAATAGGTTTTTCGTTGATAAACATTGGCCAAGTTTCTTCTTCTTTACCTTTATCAAAACCTAAACATAAAGTTGCTGAGATTTCACAACTAGGTCTATCTTTATGTCTTTTTAATTCTGAACCTTGTGTATATAATCTATGATATGTATAAGTAGGTATTAAATCTATACCTGTTATTGTTTCTACATCTTTTAATCTTTGTTCTAATAAAGTATCAAAAATAATATCACCATATTTTGAAAAGTCTCCTGGTGCTTGTGGGTCATCAAAAAAACCTAACATTTTAGGACTTCTATCTAATACTTCTAAACCATAAGTTTCCCATATAGTAGCCGAAACTCTTGCATGGTTTTTTACATAATTATATAAAAAGTTTGCTTCTCTATCAGTTAAAAAATTTTCAACTAAAACATATTTGTGTTCTTTGAAGTGTTGTGCTGGTGTCATCATTTAAAAGGTCTCCCATGTACCCACAATACTAATGAGTATCTTGTACCTGTTTTCACAGGTGTTACTTGATGTGCTACAAAAGAAGGAAATAAAACAATAGAACCTTGTGGTCTTATTTCTTGGCAAATTTGATAACGCTCACCTTCACAATGAGGACCTAAATCAAATTTTAAATCACCGCCTTCATATTCTCCTGGTGCATTTAGATTTATTGTTAAACTAAGTTTTCTAACATTACCTACTTGACTATTATTTCTAGTGTAATGTGGACCGTCTGGAGTTACACCATCAATATATTTTTTAAATATTTGAGTATGGTCACTACCACCATCATTGTGCCAGTTATAAAATCCGCCAGAACTATATTTTGTAAATTGGAAAGCTTCAGCACCAGCAAATTCAAATAACCAACCAGATTCCTTATTAGCTTTGTGTATATATGGCCATATTAAATCATATATCCATTGGTCTCTCAACCATGCAGCTTCACTATCTCTATTATAAAATAAATCTTTTATTTGGTCTGGAGTTTTGTCTGGATATTGTTGAATTAATTGGTGCCAATCAACATCTGCGATTGGTTGTCTATTATCATTACCTTTTTGAGATTGTCCGAAGGTTACGGCCGTTGTGCCTTCACCTGATTTTTGTTGTTCTATTAATTTGTTTTTACCTAACTCAATGATTGAGTTACAAACTTCAGGACTAAGAGCGCTTTGAAAATAGTAGTAGTAGTTGCTTAATATCATTATATAATACCTTTCTCATTATTTATCTAAACCCCCTTTAAGCTCTTTAAGAATGCTTATGATAAAGTCTTCAAAATTGTCCAAATCAGAACTTAGACTATAATGTGGAATTCTAATTCTTTCACCGTTTTCTATTTTTGTAGTAAAACCTTGTTCAACTAAACCTAATTTTTTCTTCCAAGGTTCTTTGTTAACAAGTCCCCAAAAGATAGATTGTTCTTTATCCCACCACTTAATTTTGTCTAATTCAAAATCTTGTTCAATCATCTTTTGCGCTTCTTCAAAAGACAATCCACTATCTAATTTTGTTTTTAAATCTTTAAGTAGAAACTGGGTAGTTTTCTGTACTTTATGGTCTAACTTTTCAAAATCAACATAATGCTCATTCATTTCAACTGTGATTTTTTTATCACCTACTTCAATAGCCATTATAACTCCTTAAATTATATAATATATTAAAATTCTACGATTACGACACCTGAGCCGCCTGCGCCACCTTGACCGCCATCATGAGCACCGGCGCCAGCTCCGCCACCTAAACCGTTTGTACCAGATGCACCTGGTTGTCCTGGATGTGTGCCACCTCGGCCACCACCGCCTGAACCACCTGTACCGCCTGGAGGAGTTGTATGGCCTCCGCCACCTCCGCCGCCAGCATATGTTACTGCTGAACCTGAAATCGAGTATGTTCTACCTGCACCGCCTGGACCTCCGGCGCCGCTGCTATTACCACCGCCACCGCCGGCACCACCGCCGCCAGCACCGCCTGGTCCGTTTGAACCTGCACCTGAGTTACCAAATCCATAAGTACCGGAATCTCCTGGTTGTCCTGGTTGAGTAGCACCACCGCCACCTTGTCCTGGACCTGAACCACCTCCGCCGGAACCTCCAGCTTTACCAGCTTGTGGAGAAGGCCATCCATGGCCGCCGCCACCTCCACCTTTAGCAGTAAGTGTACCGAATACACTATCGCCGCCATTTGGTGGTTGATGCCCGTTAGGACCGCCTGGACCACCTCCACCTACTGTAACTGGTGTTGAGTATCCTGGTTGTGAAATTGGGAAACCTGGTCTATAAATTAATCCGCCGGCACCACCGCCACCTGCGTGTTGTGAACCTGCGCCACCACCGCCTGCAACTACTAATACATTGAGAGCAGTTACATCTGCTGGTGCTGTGTTAAATGTTCCTGGTGATGTATATGTTACTCTAGTAGGTGCTTTCTGTGTAATTTTAAATTGTCTTGTTGCTGTGAAATCAGATGTAGCTGCACTAATTGAGAAAGTTGTAGTTGTGTCAGTACCTACGCTGCTTGTTGAACCTGTAATTGCACCTGTAGTTGTGTTTAATGTTAAACCTGATGGTAATGAACCAACTGAAACTGAATATGTAATTGTGTCACCGTCTGCGTCTGTAGCTTGGAAATCTGTAATACTTACTGAACTTCTTGTACTTTCAAAAATAGTAATAGTCGTATCAGCTGCGTTAGTAAATGCAACGGGAGTATCAACATTAAGAGCGTCTGTAAGTTGAGCACCTAAGTTTGATGCGTTTGTAATTTTAATAGTATATGGTTCATTTGCATTTATAAATGATGAATAAGGTATTACACAATCAACAGAAGTGGAATCAATAGGTGTAACTGTAGAAGGTGTAATATTTGAACCCGAAGTTGCCTCTAATAAAACTGTAGGAGCTGGAGATGTGTCAAATAACGAACCTAAAAGTGTAATAGTAACATTTCCGGCTAAAGTACGGTCAATAACAGCCGCTGTTACTGTTGAACCAGCATTAACTTTAAATCCAGAAATAGTTGGTGGAGCATCAACTGATTTCCAGTCTGTGCCTGTATAGTATTCTAACAAGTTAGTATTAGTGTTAAATCTAAATCTACCTTGTTCGGCTACCCTTTGAGCAGTTGTACCAGAACCGATTTTTAAACCAGTAGTACCAGTAAACTTTCTATTTTTACCTGTAAAATCTCTTAAATCTGACATACTATTATTTATCCTCTATTACTATTAGATGTTAATTGTTAATTTCCATCCGTGTGTTGCACCAGTATAAACTAATTGCACACCTGCGTCTTCAGTAGAAACAGTCATATCTGCTGCTTGACCCATAATATTTAATCCGTTTCTAGCAATTGTTAAATTATTTGTATCAAATGTTCCTGCTAAGTCAATAAATGAAACTTGGTCACCAACTTGTGGTGACGCTGGTAATGTAACTGTTTGAGCAGCCGCTGTTGTGTCAATAAAATATCTATCGTTTGCAGCTACTGTTAAAGCAGTTGAACCATCAGCAGTAAATGATGCCCATGGATTACCACCACCTAAACCTGTCCATTGTGTTCCGTTATATCCTTCCCAAGTAACTAGTGAAGAGTTATATCTAATACCACCTGTGTATAAGTTTCCACCTGTAGGTCTTTGAGCAGTTGTACCAGTTGGTGGTACAAAGTGACCTGTACCCATTTTATCTCTTTGAGTATAACCTACTACAGCTCTTTCTGTCGGCACAGCAGTATTACTGTCGTTAGACAATGTTTCGTCTGTACTAAATTCATTAATTGTTGCACCCAACTCAGCACCAATAGAACCAAGTTGTAATTCAGAAAGACCAGAAAGGTCAAATGCATCTGCGTTAAGAGTTGCAATACCTGTTGACTGTTGAATTCTGAATAAGTCACCAACTCTAAAGTCACCATCTTGGTCAGTTGATGAGTAGTACACACGACCACCATTTGTTTCTGTAATCTCATCTGATTGGTCGGCAGGCTGTGATGCATCTCCTGGATAGTTAGATGTAACAAAATCACCAGTACCAATATCTAGGAAGTCGTGTCCAGTTAAACGGACATTTGAAAACTTTGTAGTAATATCGCCTTCTTCATTATCTGCAATTGCTCTACCTGTTGTAACACTTTCTGTTAATCTGATTAGAGCAGTTTGATTAGATGTATTTGTTTCTGAAACTGCTGAAACTCTATAAAATTTAGCTGTATCGCCAGCAAATACCACATTAGCACCTACTTTGATTGCACTTGCACTTGATAATGTTCCGTCTGAGGAATCAACTGCAATAAGTGGACCAACTTGGCCTGTTTGAGCAGCTGAACTATCACCAAAAGAAGCATCAAGTGTACATTGGAAAGTTGTACTATTGTCTTTTGTAATTGTAACAGTTTCACCTTGTTGAAAGTTACCTGTTCTGTTTACAATGTGAATATAATCTAATGAAATATTTGTTCTGATAATTGTAGCAGTTGCACCTGAAGTGTCACCGACAATTGCAGCTGCTGTAGGTGTACCTGAAGTTGATACTGTGTCTGCAATATCACTTTCTGTAGCGGCACCAAGGAAACCAGCAGTAGCATATTTTAACATCTCACCACGAGCTTGTACCTCTACAGGAATTTCTGCGGCTAATGTACCATCTGCAACAGCACCTTGTTCACCATAAGCAGATGAACAGTTTAGACCTCTAATGAAACCACCTGATTCTGCGTGATATGAAATTGCATTGTAATAAGTAAAGACAGACACCATCTCGCCACGGCCACCGCCAATTGCATGAACAGCTTTACCGTCTGAGTTAATTTGTGTAAAGTCATTTGCAAGAATTGATTTGTTACCTGAAGTATGTAATAGACCATCAATCTGAATACCAGTTGCGTTTGTATTATTTGATGTACAGTTTTGAATATAAGGTGAAGTTGTTGTAATTGAACCACTAGGGTCTAGTGAAACAACAGCAGCTCTACCTGTACCACCAGCAGTTGGTGTACCGGTCAAACCTTTCATAGACATCATAAAGATGTTTGTTAAGTTGTTTACCAAGAACATATTAGAAGCGTCATTATTTTCTAAACTTGCAACGCTTAATATTAAGTCGCCTGAGCCTGAACCAATAGAAGAAGATGATATTGTAATTGTATCAGATACAACAAAACCTGTACCACCGTGATAAATTGTAACTGTCGAAACACTACCACCTGAAACTGTTACATTTGCAACAAAAGAAGATGCAATTCCATTTGTAGATGAAGTGGAATAACCATGAACATAATTATATGTGCCGTCTGTTGAACCAGATGTATTTGAACTGATTGTAACTGTTTTAACTTGATGACCTGTTCCTGTTTTAGGTCTAATTTCAGTACCTCTTAAACTTTCACCTTGTACTGTAACGCCAGCAGGAACTCTTAATGGTAAAGTTTCTCTATAAACGCCGTTTTTAACATAAACAATATCACCAATTGAAGCAGAAACTACTGTGATTGTGATTGAAGATGCGCCGCCTAATTGTGAACCAGCATCTGTAAATGTGACTACATCACCAGCTGCGTGACCTGAACCACCATTTGTGATTGTGATATTTGGTGTGGATGAACCATCTAAAATAACTCTTGCTGTAACACCTGTACCTGAACCACTTGAACTTGTTTGTGTAATATCATAAGTGTCTGGAGTACCACCTGTACCACCTGTAATTGTGTTAATGTCAACAACATCTCCTGAAGTTGCTACTGATAACGCTTTATAAACTGTTTTAAAAGGTAAAAATTGTGTACCCGGATTTGTGTCATCACCAGAGTTTGCAACATAGTAAACATTTCGGCCTTCAGCATTTGACCAAATAGGGTCTGTACCGTCTGTAGTTAAAACTGAACCAACAACACCAATAGGCAATCTAGCTGAAACTGAACCATTATTGTAAATTAAATCACCTCTAGTGTTAGTAACTGCACCACTATCACCTTGAGCAATTAACTGCCAAACTGTTCCGTCTGTGCCTGGAGTAACATTGACTTGTCTATCTTTCAACATTATATAAGTTGAAGAAATATATCTTACTACATCACCAATATTATATGTTGTAGCTGCATTATAAGAAGCTGATTGATAATCAAAACCTGAAACTATTAATTCCCAATAAGAAGAATTTATAGAACCATCTGTATTTGCTGGATATTCTCCAGTATGATTGGCAATTGCAACATAAGTGTTACCACCATATCTTACAACATCGCCTGTTTTGTATATTGTAACATTTGAATATAAACCAGTATTTTTATAACCTGTTGTTATTACATCCCAATATGCGTTATCTGTAGGAGTTTGATTTGCAGCTTCTTCAGTGTTAATATAAATGTAAGTATAACCACCGTAAGTTACAATATCACCTCTGGAGTAAACAGTCGAAGCGTTGTAACTATCTTCCCATTGTTGGCCTTCAACAAATACTGAAACCACTGATTGGTCAAAATCGTCTTCAATTGCAGCTGATGTGTGAGCGGTATTAACAATATATTGATAGCCGCCAAATTTAAATACATCTTTTACTTTGTAATATGTTGAAGTAGTCCAATCACCTTTATAGTCAATTGCTTCAACAAATAATTCAAAGTTTGATTGATTAAGAATTGCAACACCACCAACTGTAGAAGCTGATGTATGAGCAGTAGTACATCTATATTGTCTTGCACCGTACTTAACTAGGTCATTAAGTTTGTACCAAGTGTCAGCAGCATATGTGCCTTTGCTATACAAGGATTCAGCCTGTAAAGACCAATAACTTGTATAAGTGCCTGGATTTGTGTAGAATAAGTTTTGATTACTAGGAGATGTGTGATTTTGAATACACACATAGGTATTACCGCCGTACTTAATCACATCATCAATTAGATATGAAGTATCAACAGCCCAATCGCCTCTCCATTTAAATTTAATTCGACCTAGTTTAAAATCTGCCATGGTTTACCTTTATTTACTATACTATTTATACGAGTTTATACTGCGCTTTGCCAAGTTGTTGACGCTACCGAAGCTGTTGCTTCGAATGTAGAAAAGTCATCACTTAACAATGCTGTCGCACCCCTACTTCTATTTTCCCTTTTTACAAAATAACCATTATCATCTATATAATAAGTTGCGTCACCATCTTCAAACAAATATTGGTGATATAAGTCACTTGTGTTATTTTTATATTTTCTGTTAATATACCCTATTGCAACTTGAGCACCACTGAATGGTGCTAATTTAAAAGTTACAACTCCAGAACTATATGTCCAAACATCATCTAATGGTTGTTTTACTCCATTTAAATACACAGCTATTCTAGTACCATCTAAAACAGGATAAGTTAAATTAAATGTAATTGTTGAACCATCACCTGTTAAATATTGTGTAGTACCAGATTGTAATTCAACGACTTCATCTGTGTAGTCTTGTTTTGTAGGCAATTGTCTATTGCCGTTTTTATCTGTAGGATTACCACCATCAAAATCAATTGTTGATGTTTCATCTTTATCAATCTTTGTATAATATAAAAGACCCTCAGTTGTTCTTCGAATAGCGTGAAAGCCCTCTTTAGATTGTTGACTAATTGGTACTACATATCCTGCTAAAGCCATTAACTAATCTCCAATATACTTGCATATGCTTCAACATCTACAGACGAACTATCTGGATTAGGGTCAGCATAAATTCTTAGAATATCACCATTCTCTAAGTTAATAGGTTTATCTAAAACTAATGTGTTGTTGGCAGGAACATCTAAACTTCTACCTACATGATAGAAAGTTGAACCGCCGTCTGTC